GGGGGTCGATCAGGGGGTGGGGGTAGGGAGATTGAAATTGGTAAACTAGCCTCTTAAAAATTATTTCCAAATGGGGGCCATCAAGTTCGTGACGCCACGAAAATGATAGACAAGAACTAGCTTTACATAACCATGCAGCGTGCTACTATGAAAGAAGTAGACCCACCGTGCCTCTCTCGCTTCTTTGGAAGTGTGTCGGTTTCTTATGAAATCGGCGGCATACTTCGGTGGGTGTTTTTTTTACTATTGAAATAGGCTTGTAAAACAAAAGGCTTGACATCAGTTTTGCGGCCTGGGTACAATCATGCAGAAGGAAGCAAAGGAGATAAATGAAACAAGTTGTTTGTTTTAAGGCTAGGTGTGTTTACACGTTTAGTTTTTGTTTATTTTTAATAATATATTTTTCTGCTAGTTATGTCTAAGCCTCAAGTAAGTCCGATACTATTAACGTCGTTGATCGACGCGAATAGTCGTGCCTTGGAGGTGCAACAGCCCGAGAAGGGGATGCTTTGCTTGGAGTTGCTGGCTAGTGGGGGTAATTGGGAAGAGATAGCGGAGGCTACAGGGTTTTCGTTTAGCCAAATTAGTCGCATTAAGGCTAGACATGAAATGGCGATTGATGTGCGGAAGAAGCAACTTGCTGCTGATGGCTTTGAGCTTGCGGAAGGAATGCGGCTGCTGATGAAGCAGAAGATGGCTATGCTGGCAGACAATCCCGATGCTTTGGCGAAGGTAAGCATTAAAGACCTAGCCCTGTCCTACGGCATTACCATTGATAAGGGTATGCAGGCTCTTGGTGAGAACAAGATGGTCATTGAGCATAAAGCTGGGAAGCCGAGCTTAGAGGATGCTATGAAGGCCATTGAGGAAGCTAGAGCCGCGCTTCAGAAAGAAGCCATACAAGTATGATTTGGAAAGCCCACCCCATTCTCACTCCTCCTACCAATGAGGAGATGGCTAAGATGAAGCCGGAGACGCTTGCCAATCTCTACGACATCTACCATCAAGCCATTGAGAATAGTCAGCGTGATCCTTACAGATATGGCTTTAAGCTGCTGCATTGGAAGAAGGCAGAGGAGTTGCTCGAGGAGTTTAACGAATTGCTTGTAAGCGGCGGCAATCGCTCTTCTAAGACGACGTGGGCAGCTACGGCTGTGGTTAGGGCTGCTATGGAAAATCCAGGCAGCGTCATCATGTGCTTTGCTCAGAATGCGGATGTTTCGATTCGCCAGCAGCAGAGCGCCATCTATGATGCCCTGCCAGAAGAGTTGCGTAAGAAAACCCTGAGCGCGGAAGAGAACATCAGCTACACGCGCAAGAACGGTTTCTCTAAAAGCAGCCTCATTCTTCCAGGCACTAAGAGCCACATCATCTTTAAGACTTATGCACAGTTTCTTAACAACGATACGATCCTTGAGGGTGCTGAGTTGGGAAGCCGCGAACCAGTTTGGCTTAATATTGGCGCTTGGTGTGATGAGTACCTTATTGGCCCTGAGTTGCTTGCTACTCTTCGCTTTCGTCTCGCTACAAGAAACGCTAAAATTATTGTTACGTTCACTCCCATTGATGGCTACACGGAGGTTGTGCGAGACTATCTGGAGAAAGCGCGAACAGTTGAGTCTAAGATTGCTGAACTATTAAATGATAGGCCCGTGCCGTTTGTTCAGCATTCGGCCAATCGTAATAGTGGCATCATCTACTTCCATTCCAAAGACAATCCGTTTGGCGGCTATGAGCGTATTGCTCAAGACCTGAAAGGACGCAGCGAGGAAGAAATTCTTACCCGTGCCTATGGCATTCCTACCAAGAGTGCTTCTACTCGGTTCCCCATGTTCTCGCGTGAGGTGAATGTTATTAAGCATGAGTCCATTCCGAAAGACTTAACCCGCTACATGATTCTTGATCCCGCTGGTCGCAAGAATTGGTTTATGTGCTGGATTGGCGTGGATGCTAGTGAAACCTACTACGTCTATCGTGAGTGGCCCGATGTTAATGTTGGAGATTGGGCCAAGTGGCATGGCGGCAAGTGGATTGGTGGCGAAGGCAGCAAAGGGTTGGGCTATGGCATCAAAGACTACGTTGAGCTCATTACGCGCTGCGAGAGCGACAATGGAGAGACCATCACCGAACGTCTCATTGACCCTCGCCTTGGTGCAGCCAAGTACCAAGCGCAGAACGGGGCGAGTAGCATCATCGAGGACTTAGCAGACAACGGCCTTACGTTCATTCCTGCGCCCGGCTTGGACATTGAGGATGGCATTCAGGCCATTCAGACAAAGATGGCTTACAATCGTAAGCTAAAGCTCGATAGTCTTAACAGACCGCACTTCTACGTCTCCGATAGATGCGAGAACATCATTACAGCCTTACAGGAATACACGGGAGATGGCGGCAGCGATGAAAGCTGGAAAGATCCCGTGGACGTCATTCGCTATGCGTGCATAGACAACATTCGTTTTATAGATGAAACAACCCAACCCAAAACTCGCTCACGAGGAGGATACTAATGAAAGCCAAATCAGTTAAGATTAAACTCAAGTCCATTGAGGAGCTGAACGCAGAAAGCCCAGACAAGCCCAAGTTCTTGCGTGCCGTCGTTCAATGCCAAGCCCGCAATCCACAATGGGTGTTCGCATCTGTTGATGGCGTGGAAGGTAAATGTGCCGTTGCCATTCCGCGCAAGCTGACAGGCAAGCTAGATGGCAAAGTCATTAACGTAGAAGTAATTAAAGATGAAACAGGCACAACCTACCGACACGAGTTCCTTAGTTCCTGATATTACATTAAGTCGTAAGTGGCTGCTAGAGCAAAGCGATAGGTTGCTTTGGCATGAGCATGAGAAGCGTGTGCGCGAGAAAAACACGGCTGAATTGTTTCCGGATGAGTTGTCAGATAAGATAGGTCGTTCACAAGAATACGTTTGTGGCATAATTAAGAACGCCATATCCCATGCTAAAAGCAATAAAATCAAAAGCGAGTATTACCCATAAATTTGGGGATATTCGTGCGGATGGAAAGATTTTCTGGGGATGCCAGAAGAAAAAACATGGTTATTACGAAACCTGGGTAACCAAGGAAGTATTCGATAAGTACATTCTTTCCCAGAAGAATGGGCATCTTAAAAGAATGAAGAACAATGACTTCAAGATAAAGTTGAGGGAAAAAACCAAGGAGTGGAAACTTCTGAATAAAGAACTGGCGGCATCTCAAAGAAGTTCGCGTAGGTGCAAAATTAGAAGTACAAAACCAGAAAAATCCGATAAACAAAGAATCAAAGAGTTCTATTGGTTTAGGAATTTTCTTAATAATATTCACGGGAAAATCATATTCCACATTGACCATAAAATTGCTTTAGCAAATAATGGAACGCATCATCCAGATAATCTGCAATTAACAACAGCTTCATTTAACTTGCATAAGGCTGCTTCGTAGGCTTCATCGTGTTATCATCAAGAACGCAATCTCACACGCTAAATTATGCAAGAAACTCCACAGCAACACGCCCTGACCTTTGTAGAAAATGATGGCCCTAACGTCGTTGCTCTAAAAGCTGCATACGACAGGACAACCACAGAACTCGGCACCTACTTCAATCAGTGTGTGAATAGCAGTGACTATCGCCGTTGCTATTGGCCTGGCAAGTCTAGCGACCTTCGCAAGCATGGCGGTGATGCTTTCCCGTGGGAAGGCGCATCTGATACGGAAGCTCGTGTCATTGACGAGAAGATTAGCACCTACGTTTCCATTTTCACTTCCTCGTTGGCGAAAGCCAACATTCGTGCCTATCCTGTTGAATGCAGCGACGAAAGCCGTTCGCGTGTCACTAGTGCATTCCTCAAGTGGATGCTGTCCACCTACATCCCGCGCTTCAAAGAGGAGATGGAGCTTGGAGGTAATTACCTGTTAGAACGTGGCCTAATGGTCACATACGTTGGCTGGGAACGTATGGAGAAGAAGTTCTTACAGAAAATTGATTTGCAGCAAATCGCGGCTACAAGCCCAGAACTGGCTCAGCTCATCATCGAGGGCAAGAATGACAAGGATGTCATTGCTATGCTCCGTACCGTCTATCCAGACGTAATCGAAAGCCGCGCCAAGAAAGCTCTGAATGAGCTTCGTAAGACGGGAGTTAGCGAACTTCCAATCAGCAGACTTAGCGTTGATCGTCCCTATGTTCAATCATGTGCTCCGGATGGAGATGTATTCTTCCCATCCTATTGCCTAGACCCTCAACGCGCACCCTTTGTTTTCTATCGCACGTTCCTTACTGTTCAGGAAGTGCTGTCTCGCGTGGCCTCTGATGGTTGGGACGAGAGCTGGGCTGAGTATGTCGTTACGCACTTCCGTGGGGTGAACACCTACAACATGGAAAGCGTCTATGGCACACGCTCTACGGGCCTTTCCAAGTATCGCCAGCAATACAACGCCGACGAACTCATTGAGATTGTGTACGCCTTCCAACGCCTCATTGATCCAGAAGACGGCAGCGAAGG